ATCGCTATTTTCATAATTAACCTTTCTTGAGGGGAACTATCTCTATTTCATTTTCATTATATTATCTTTTTATAGTTTATTTTTCGTATTTTTTTTCTAAATTGTTTGGACTAATTTACATATTCCCAATGGTAACCACCAGCAGTCATAGTTCTACCTTTTAAACAATTTGAAATTGAATTTTTATAAATTTTTGTTATTTCTGATGCTTTTGTTATGCTTGGAAATTCTTTATTTAATTCATAACACTTTATTTTTTTACTACATGACTTTGCTTTTTTATTTATATGTTCTTTACTTTGTTTTTTACCTTTTTTTGCAACACTCATTTTTAATCTTGTTTCTTCATTTGGCTTTATTCCAAAATGATTTTTACTTATTTTTTCTCTTGTTTCTTTACTATGGTGTTTTCCATAATCCCAAGGCATTCTTCCTTTATTAGCAATTCCTATTTTTATTTTAGTTTCTTCTGAATGTTTTCCTACTGAACTTCCACCATGTTGAATATTATAGCCATAATCATTTTTATCACTTTTATAAAATGCAATTAATTCTATTTCCTTTTGTTCTGCTTCTACTTTAGATAAGCCAATATATAAAATTTCATGTTTAAAATTATTCCATCCATACTTTTTTATTGCCTTTGTGAAATAATCATTGTTTAAATAACCATTGCCATTACTCCATCTTTTTCTAGGAACTTTACTTGTTATTCCTATATAAACTTTACCACTTGGAGAAGTATGTTTATAAACTATGTAATTATTCATAATACCTCCTATAAAACTTGAACCGACCAATCCATTTGATTTAAAAATACATCTTGTTCTAATAAGTAAATTGCATTTATTAATGCTACTACCATATCTACTTTTCCATTAGATTTTTTCTTATTCACATATAAATTTTTATTGGTGTCATAAGTGCATTTGGCATTTTGAAAGTTAATCTCTAATAATTTGTTTTCAGTATATTTTGCTTCACCATTTAATATCTTTTCTTTAAATAATTTAGTTGGTGAATGTAATACACTTGAATGTTGCCTTATCTCTACTGTATTAAATCCTGCTCTTTCTAGTTTTTGTGCTGTACTCATACAATTAAATCTATCATATCCTATTGCTTGGACTTGAACTCCATATTTAGATTCTATATTCATTATAAAATCTTCTACTACTGCATAATCTATAACTTTATCTCCACAGGCTATACATTTCATTGCTCTTATGAACGATTTATAATCTATTTTTTCAAATGCATTCTTTTCTTCAATTCTACCTTCTGGAATAAATGCAATACTATCAAATAAAATGTTATTATCATCATCTGCACTTACCATTCCAATTGCAGTATTATCATTTGTTTGTGATAAGTCTAGCCCTAAATAAACAACTCTACCCTTCCAGTCTATATTTGAAACCTTACACTTTTGGACATCTGCTATATCTATATAACTTTCTGTACCTTGACCTTGGTATATAATATTGCAATGCTTTGTTACAAAGTTTTCTCTAGCACTTTCAACTGCTATTGCATAGGCTCTTTTTTTAAGTAAATCTTCCCATATTTCTTTTATTTCAAGTGCTACTGGGTTACTTTGTTTTAATACCATATCATCTGTTTCCCAATTCTTTGGGTTATCTGGTTCATATAATAAACTAAACCTTGTTTCATCTTCTACAATTCCATCTAATACCTTTTTAGAATAACTTACTTCATCTTCAAATGGATTATCTATCGTTGGGTACTTAGTAGATATAATTATTCCTAGTTTATTTAGTATATTTAATTGTCCAGACCTCATGGCTTCTATTGGATAGTTAGTATTTAATGCTCCAACTTCATCTGCACAAAATACATTTGGAAGTCTACCATCCATTCTTGATGTACTAAATGATAAAGGAGTATAAATACTTTGTTTAGGATTAAATTTTATATAATCTCTTAAAATTCTAAACCTTTTACTGTCTTTATACTCATATATTAATGGTGAACTTCTTATTGTTTCTGATATTGCTTCACGAACTTCTTTTGATAATGCTCCATCTGGTGCTACTGAATAAAACTTTGAGAATTGTGGTTCTGATAAAAATAAAATTATGAATAGAGTTGCAGTTGTATATGTTTTAAAATTCTTTCTGCATATTTCAAGAACTCCAGTTTCATATCTTCTTTTATTTGGGTTGTCTTTATATACTACACATAGAATTGCAGTATAGAATAGCCATTGATAACCACAGGTGCATTCATATAAACTTTGACCTGCTTTTAATCCTTTTGGCATTATAAGAATTTTTAATATTTTATTTAATTGTTCTAGTTTAGATTCACTTAATATATATTTTTCATCTTTACCATCACATATATTAATAAATTCTTGCATTTGTTTTTTTACATATTTAGGAGTTGTTTCTTGTTCTATTGATTTCTTGCAGTAATCATATGCTTTATTCATTTTCTTCGCCACCATTTATTATTTTAAATAGTGGATCTTCATCTTCAGTTGTATCACCTACATTATAATTTTTAATTATTTTCATAAGTGTAGCAACGGTTCTATTAGCACTATCTGTTGTTGTATTGTAATCTCTTAGTGCTGGATTAGAATATATATTTTTTCTACCTTTTACATATTCTTTTGTAACTGTTGCTCCATCTTCTTTGATAGCCTTTTCTAAATCATTTAACATATTTAATTGAACTTGATATCTTTTAAAAGTAGTTAGAAAGAAAAAGTTTGATTGTACTCCACTTTCTTCTGCTATCTTTATAATCTCTTGAGCCTGTTCATTTAATGTCATCTTAGCCATATTTACACCTCATTTCTTTTTATCTCATCTATGGTCATTTGTTTCTCTACTTTTGTATTAATTCCTAATACTTCATAACTTTCTTTAAAATATTCACATACAAATTTCTTTTGATTTTCATTTATTAAAGATAATTCTTTTTCAGTATCACCTTTATAACTTCCATAAGGACATCCCATACAACCAGTTCTATTTATATGTTTGTATACTTCTGGAACTTCAATATTATATTTTAGAATTATCTTTTCTAATAATTCATCACTTAAATCATGTATTGGTGTAAATGTTCCAGTTTTAGTAAAGCAACTTTTATATTGGCTTTTTCTCATTATTCCTTCTGATTGCCTTATTCCTAGAATTGGTTTTAGTCCATTTTCTTTTTCAAATTTTCTAGCAACATCTTTTTTTAAATATTTACAACATTTATTGCTAACTCTATGTAGTTTTCCACTTAGTAATAATTCTTTTGCTTTTTTACTTAATTGGAATGAACTTCTATGTTCTTTTCCATCTGCTCCAATAAAATTATAACCATTAACTCTATCTACAAGCGATTTGCATCTGCTTCCTCTTTGGTATCTATCTATAAATTCATCTTGTATTTTACTAAAGCATGGACTACCGTACTTTTCCTTTATTTCAAATGGTTTCATTTCTGGCAATAATACTTTATCACTATTTTTTAATATTCTTTTCAATATTTCATGATGCTCCATATAAGTATTTATGCCAACTATCTTAATATCTTCTCTTTTTAAATATTCTTTTATAAACCAATATAGGAAATGACTATCTTTTCCACCACTATATGATAAATAATAAGTATTTGGTTTTATTTTATCAAATCTACTTTTTAAATCTATTAGATAAAATTCATCTTCGCTCATTTTCCATACCTTTCATTTCATTAATTATCTCTATAAGTTCATTTATTTTTTTGTACATTTTCTCAAAATTACAATTTATACAATAATTGTTTTCATCTTCATCTACATTTGTATCTACTGTGTAAAATATATCTAATTTATCTAACATATTTTAACCCTCCTTAAATTTTTAACACTTTTTAAGCCTTTTTAAGCCTTTTTAAAAACTTTTTAATACTTTTATACCTTTTATTCCAAAAAATCATTGAAAACTGATATTTTTGTAAAGAAAGGTGGGCGGTTTGTCTTTTGTCTTTTCTCCTTTTGTCTGTCTACCCTATGGGGGGTATTTCTGGTGTTAGGTGTTATATTCCCTATATTGTGCTAATTTAAATAAATAATCTTTATCTAACTTATCTTTATCTGCTAACTTATGATGTTTCTTACATAAACAAATCAAATTATAATTATCTAATAGTCTATCTGGTTCATCTTGTAATTTTATTATGTGATGTATCTCTATATCTTCATAGTTTATTATTCCTTCATCTAAACATACTGCACATAAATATTTACTTGCTTCTCTTATCTCTATTGATTTATTAGTCCATCTTTTAGTTGACCTTAATCTATCTATATCATTATGCTTATATATCTTACCCTTGTTGCATTTGTAATTATAATCATGCATTTGCCCACATCTTGAACAACTTTTATATCTCATATTATTCTCCTAAAATATTGACCCATTTAAATCAATTCTAAGGTACTTATAAAAAGTTCATAAGGTGTTTGTACCTATTGTAAATCTTTAATTGCTTTATCTATCTTTTCTTTTAAAATAGATATTTCTGCTTCTAATAATTTATTCTTTTCAAGTTCTTCTTTATATAACTTTTCATAGTCTATTGGTGTTGGTGGCTCTGGTGTAACAATACAACTATCATTTACCCAACCTATATTTCCATTATCTAATAAATATGGATTAGGAACAACTTTATCTCTTACAACATAAGTAATCGTTCCTTTTTTTATTGCTGGTGTTAATTTTTCAGTTGATGTTGAACTTACATATACACCATTAATTTCAACAACATCTCCCTCTTTGTATTTTAATGTTGGTGTAGGTGTTGGTGTTATAGAATAATCTATAAATTTTAATTTACCATGATTAGTCCATGTTCTAGTGTTATAGCCATCTTTCTTACCTATATTTCCTACTGCAGTAATTTGAACTCCATCCTTCCATATAGGAGTACATTCTACTGCTAAACCATTGCCAATATAAATGCCTACATGACCACTCATGTGTACTATTTCACCTGCTACTATGTTACTAAAGTTATTAGATACTCCAGTACAATAATTCATTATTGCATCTGCTCCAACATCAGGAACTCCATTAGAACAATATGTAGCACCACCATAAATTGCATTTACATTACCATTCCATCCCCATAAAATGCCTTTTATTAAACATACACAGTCAAATCCAAAAGTATCAGATGATGCATTCATTATTTTTTTTGCTCTTTCTGGTCTTTTATTATATTCATGATTATTTGTATATCTTTTTTTGTTTGTAGCATTTAATGGAGAACCAAAACAACCCATTACATACAATGTTTTATACTTTGTTGCTATATCTTCAGCAATGCTTATAAATTTTTCACTTGTCATTACTGCCATAACTACTTCACCTCACTTTCAACTTCATCATATACTTCTTCTGTATCTCCTACTGCTTCAATAAATTCTTCAGTATTTTCCATATTATTTACCCTCCTTTTTTGCATAATTAATACTAGATATGCCTAATAAAGCACCTAAAAAAGTATCTATTGCAGTTATAGTTCCAACTATTTGTTCTCCATAAGGTAAACCCCAGATTCCACTTAATGCAAGATATAAAGTTGCTAATGCTGGTAGAACTACTAAAGCAATCCACTTCAATATGTCATATGTCTTGTTTTTCATAAATATCTCCTTTCTAAAACATTAAAAAAGCCCATAATGTTTCATCTTCATTATAAGCCTTTTATTTATGTTGTTTTTCGTATTTTTTTTCTAGCATTTATTCACTTACCTTATATTCAATTTTTATACTATGTTTAAGTATCTTAAAGAATGTTATTTCAATTTTATCTCTCATTTTTTCATAGAAGTTAAAATATTCTTGATTATCTTTAAATGTTTTCTTTTTAATCATCTCTACCTCCTACTTTTAAACAAGCACATATCATAAATCCTAATAAAAACCCTAATATAAATTTAATCATTTATTCTCCTTTATTTCTTTGACTAATTCATTTATTTTATCTTTTAATACTCTGAAATTGTAATCCATACACTCTGCATCATAATGTAAAATATCATCACCTAAATATAATTCATCATCTGGTATTAATTCTAGGTCATCATTATCTTCTATTACTTCTACTTCTTTATCTAATGCAAACATCATCCTATACATATCAAATAAATATGTTTGTGCATCTGGTGTAGTTTTTAAACTTTCTTTTGTTACATAACCATCATAATTATTCCAATACCAATCTTGATTGTAAACTCTGATATGTTGAGGTTGTGTTCCTTCATATATTCTATTTATCAATCCTATTACTTTCATACTTTCTCCTTATCTTGTAATATATTTAATAAATCATTGTAATTAAAGTCTATTTTTGGAATTGTGAATCTTTTATTAATTTTTTCGGTATGCTCTTCTATATACTCAATTGCTTTGCTTATTTTTGTTCTCAATTCTGAATTAATTTTCTGATGTTGTTTATTTATTTCTTCTATTTCTGTTATTCTGTTTTTTAGTTGTTTTATTTCTTCTTCTTGCTTCATAATAATTCTTTGTGTTAATATTTCATCTTTTTTATGTAATTGTATCTTACTATATTCTTCAATAATACTATGAATATTACTATCAAAAGTGGCTAATTCCTCATCTGATATTAATGGGACTGTTATTTTATGATATATTTCTTCACTCATTTCTTTCTCCTTTTTGGTATCTCTGGGAACATACTTCTTATTTCCTTCTTTTCTTCTCTTGTTAGTTTCCTAGCCATTTGTTTTTTCATTATTACTCACCTACTTTATAATAAATTTTACCTGTTTTATTATCACCATATAAACAATTACTATTTTTACTTATAAAATCATAATCATATCTTTTAGTAAGTATTTCTTCATCACTTACCTTACTTTTTATAATTCCTAACATATTTTAATTGCTTTTTACTTAAAACAATTTTCCAATTACACCACATCACTAAGACATATTGTCTACCTTTTTCTTTTAGCATTTTATCTAATTCTTTATTTTTTATCATTTTTACTCCTGTGATAATATTTTCTTTGTATGTTCCTGATAGATATTTTTCTTTCTTCTTCTTTTGTTCTAAAAGGTTCAAATGTATAAACCAATGCTTGTCCATATTTTTTTATTTGGTATTTATCTATCATTAAATACAATTCTTTTAATAATGGAAATTCACCATGTTTTTTTGTAAAATGTGTTTTAAATTCTTTAGCATTTCTAAATGATTTATCTTTATACATTTCAAAATAATAATTTAATTGAAATTCTAATTTACTAAATTTATTCATGATTTTATTAAATATAAATAAAGAATTATTAATGCTATTGTTAAAATACTTAAAATTACAATTATCATACTAGATAATTTACCATCTGATTTTCTATCTATTAATTCAAGTTCTTTTATCAACCTTTTAAATTTATCAACCAAACCCACTTTTTTCTTCTTTTTCATTAATCCTCCTATATTAATTCAAATTCTATGGCTGTTAAATATATCATCTTATTTTTTATGTTGTAATACATATCTTTTGTTATTCCATACTGCATTTCTGCATATACTTGATTGTGTTTTTCAAAGAATATTTTTTCTACTGCATCTTTATCTTCTTCTGGTAGGTTATTTAAGACTTTATCAATTTTATTGATTCTTTGAAGTGTTAATAGAATTGTTCTTGTTCTTTTAATGTTATTATCTTTTTCTAATTCAAATATTATTTTTTTATTTTTTTTATAATCATATAATTCTGTTTGTATGTATTTTTTAATATGTAATGGTAATTTGTATTTTTTACTCATTTTACATTCCCCTTTTATTTATTGGTTCTAATATGATTTTATCTTGATAAACTTTCATATAGAAACTTCTACCAAACATTTCTATAACTTTTTTTGGTATTAAAATTCTATTTAATGTCTTATCAACATTCTTTTGAAATATTAATATTGGCTCTTTTTCCATTCTTCCACCTCCTTATTCATTTACTTTACAAATATAATATTTATCACCTGTACTTGTGTGTTTTATTTCTATTTGATTATTACATTTTTTCATTACATCATTATAATTCTTATTTTCTAATGCTTGTAATATTGTAATAGTTGCTATTAGTAATAATACACCTCCTATGAATAATTTAACTCCACTTTTTAATTCTTTCATTTTTCTTCCTCCTATCATCTTCAATTATACTCATATTATGGTTAAAATCAAGTTAGTTTTCTGAATATTCTATCAATTTGACAAAAATTTTACATAAAAAGACTAGAAAATCTAGTCTATATTTCTTCTATTGTTAAATTAGGGTATTGATATTCAAATAATTTCTTTTTTAATTTATATGTATCTGTTCTAAATCCTTTGGTATCTTCTACTATATATCGTTCCTTTTTATTATCATAATAGAAGAAATCGGCTTTATATGTTATTGCTCTGATGTTTTCATTTTTATTATTGGTGTATTTAGGTTGTAACTCAAATACCTTTTGAAGTTCTAATTCTTTAATTGATCCAGATTTTTTTAATAATTTTAATTCTGTATATCTTTTGGCTTCTTTTTTACTATCAAACTTGATTCCATCTACTATTACTTTTTTATTAAAGTATTTATTCATAATTGCTCCATTTCTTATAAACTAATTTTTTTTCATCCCAGTTTTCATATTTACTTTGCAAATGGTTTTTTATTATATTGCCTATTTTTTCTTTTTCTTCTTTAGTCCCAAAGTCATATTTTCTATGGCATTTATTTAATGTCATTTCAGTACATAATGTTACTATATTTTCTTCTATTCCTAAACCACCTTTTGCTCTGCTTATATAATGTGCATTTGGCATTACATTATAAGAATTACCACATACTACACATCTACCTTTATCTCTTGCAAATACTTTTTCTTTTACTGCCATAGGTATATCAGTTGCTTTTGACCTTTTAGTTTTCATTATTAATATTTCCCCACTCCCTAGATAATTGGCTCTCTAATAGCCTTAATTTTAGTTTTGTGGCATTTATATGCTCTTGGTTGGTGTTATACATGGTTTCAGCAATATCTCTTTTATATCGTTTTTCTGCTACTTCAGGAACACCAAATATTATTTGATTAATTAATGTTACTGGCATATCTTTTTCTACTCTTAATTTTAATGCTTCTTGTCTTAATGTTATTTTATAATCTCTTTCTGCTTCTGCTAGAGCATTACCAGTTTGTCTTAATTTTTTAATTGATATAGTTAGTTCTTCCATTAGCATTTGTATATCATTTATTAAATCCATCTGTTTTTTCCTTTAACCAATATTTTTTATATTGGACTTTCTCCCCATATCTATTTGTTGTTGTTATCCATTCATCTTCAATATTATATTCAAGCCTTAGTTGTCTTATATATTCGCTTAATCTAGTACAACCTAAATCTTTGAATGCATCCCATGTTGATATACTTCCAAACTCCCTTATATAACTTAAAACTCTTTCTCTCATATTCCCTCCTATGATTAATGCCAAGTATAATACTCGGCATAGTTTATTAAATATCTTCTTTTTTTAGTTCTTCTAGTTTTTCTTTATATGTCTTTGGATATAAATATTTAATAAACTGTAATACTGTTTCAGTATTTGTTATTCTTAAATCTTCCCCACTATAATTTAATTCTGCATTATCTATTATTAAATGAACTAATGCATCTAAATTATTTTTATCTATTGCTAGTTCCATTATAAATTTTGTATCATTAATTTGTTGTTATCCCCCTTAAAATGGTAATTCTTCATCATCATAACTAAAGTTTGGTTTAAATTCTTCTTTTTGTTCTATTTTAACATCTTCTTTTTTGTTTCCTACAAATTCTATATCTTCTGTTATTACTTCCATTGAATATTGTTTTACACCATTACTTTCATAATTTTTATTTTTTAACCTTCCA